AAATCTTCCAATGGATATAAGTGTTCTAAGGAAAAAACTGATTATGTGGATTATGTAAATGGTGTGCTGACCGAAAAAGGTCGAAAGGAAGTTGTTAGAGTTGAAGAAGCTATATTACGAGGTGATATAGATTATAAAGACTTTATTTGGGTAGAGTGTTTGAAAGATGAACTTAGGCCTTTAGAGAAAGTTGATAAACCAAGATCTTTTAGGTGTTGCACGGTCATAATGCAGTATATAACAAAACGTATATTTGGAAATATGGTCGTACATATAGTTAAGAATCGTGACAAGAATGGAATTTGTGTTGGTATAAATCCGTTAAAAGATTTTGGGAAAATACATGAAAAGATGAATGCTAAGAAGAAAACTTGGGGTTTAGATTTTAAGAAATGGGATGGTGGTATGTTACCGCAAATGCAACATGCCATTTCTGATGTAATTTTAGAATTTATTCACTGTGATCGTGATAGGAAAATAGCGGAATTTATTTTACATAATATGGCACATTCTCTTGTGTTAGTATTAGATGATTTATTTCAAATGAATCACTCTATGCCATCTGGTAGTTTTCTTACAGCTATCCTTAATAGTATGGTAAATAAAATGCTAACAGCGTGTTATTATTTTGACAACTGTAGAAAATTGAATATGAAGCCTTCTTTAAAACAATGTATAGATGAACTTTTAGATTGGTTATATGGCGATGATAGAAATAACGCAACATCTTTGGAAGGATTCGGTGCGTTATCTATGGCAAAGTATTTTGCTTCGTTAGGGTTGGAAGTTACTGATGATCAAAAAAGACCAGTAACTATGGATTCTGTTCCACTAGATGAAATAACCTTTTTAAAGAGAAATTACAAATATGATGTTAGGTTCCATAAGATTGTGTGTCCATTAGCACGATCTACTATTTTGAGTAGTCTTTCTTGGTATGATAGGTCTAAAGATATGGAAGTTGTAATGAATGGTAAGTTAGATGCTTTTCAGCGAGAAGCATATTTACATGAAGATTATGAAATTTTGATGCATCAACTTCGAGATGGTTTAGAGGATAGAAAAATTTCCCATACTTTTAGAGAAGAAAGTGAACTCTATGAGATGGTTATGATGGATGATATTAATTATTTGGATTTTTATTCAAATAATGAAAAATATGTTTAAATTTCAAATTCACTTTATTTTATTTTATTTTATTTTATTTTATTTTATTTTATTTATTTTAAATGGAAAATTAAAAGGAGATCTCCTTAAAAATATGTTAAGCTCACATGTTGGGTTGCTTCTTTTAATTTTTAAAACTGAGCTTAATTAGTGGGCTAGCAATTGACACGTTGTTAGTCCTTTACTTTTGTGTTGCCAATTCAAACAATAATCAAACTTTTACAAATGATCCAAACGTTATAACTACAAGCGTTTCTGATCATCAGTCATCTCTTAATTTAAGAGATCCAATTAAGACTATGGATATTCATGACAAGAGTCCTATTATCTATAGTGTTGATAAAGATATGAAAATGGATTTTTCCAGAGAAATAGGAAAACCATTTCATATCGGTAGTTTTTCATGGAGCGCTAGTTCTCCCACTAGTGCTTTCCAATTGCCTTTCCCTAGTACAGTAATTGCTGCTAATAGATTAGCTAGTGCAGCTTTTGATCTTGCTGCTTTGTACCATTTACGTGCTTGCTTTGTAATACAAGTAGCCGGAACGCCTATGCATTCTGGAGCTTTAATTGCTGCAGTTTTACCTACGGGCACAGGAAATTCTGCCTTTAATGTAAATATTCATAATTATCAAAGTGCCCCTCATGCATATCTTTACGCTAACTCTTC